CACGGTCGAACCCACGCGGTGGAGATGACATCACGTTATCTATCTTCGGATTACTATAAACAAGAATCATATTATCAGGTACATGATGCAGATTCTTACGCACAATACCCACACGTTTAGTCCACAAAGCAAACGTCGAGTGCTTGTTGTCACTAGCTATCGCACATAAGTTACGGAAGTGCTGCTCATTTATTAGCTCTCCATGCCCATGAAACCGCACGAATGCACCGGAGGTACGAGGCAGAATGAACTCAGCATCACTCGCAAGCACGTCACTATTCCTCTGGAACGCTGGTTGGCAGTTCTTCCTATAACTAGAAAGCATACTCATGCTGTAGCACTTTCCGCATATCTTGTCGGCATCGGGTCTACTAGATTCCTTGATACAGAACGGGTTCGTCGCTGTGTTGGTATTGATTGCTTGTATACCGTCCAGCTTACCCGTCATCTTACTAACACTAACGGTCGGGATCATACACCACCTCCTCTCTGATTACACGGCACTCCTCGCCGTCCTTGATATAACTATCGCAAAAATACTTTGCATGGTCAAGTGAAGAGTAGTGGTCACACCCATCTGGTGATCTCTCTACCCACTCCCACACATTACGATCAAACTTCTGCACAATAAAATTTGTACCAATCATTTACACCTCCACATCATAGACCGTAGTGGTCTCTTCGTCTTCATCACGGAACACCTGCACATCGTCCTCGTTCCAGTCAATAGGACAGTCTAGCTCACTGACAGCGTAGTCCATTGCAGCTTGCTCCGCATCACACTCATCCGATGCCTTGACATACACACGCCTTGTAACAGTCACAGTCACATCGTATGCGTACACGTGCTCCTTCAGCTTGTCATGGATCTCGTCACACTTTACTACTGCATCGTGGAGTAATACTTCTAGCTCCTCGAACTCAGTGTTAAGCGGATGGTTGACGATGTCGTACTCAACCCTACATCTGATTGAATTGATGACACGTCGGAACTCTACGAGATCGTCTTTTGTTGTTAGTAAATGATCACTCATTCTGTACACCACTCCACTTTGTTAATAATACGATCAGCATACTCATTAGCTGAGTAATCACCGATCACCTCCATTGCCTCACTGGTGCTTGTGACGTTACCGTACACAAACTGAAACCATGCAACGTATCCATCACGCTCATCGCTCCACACACCAACATCATCATAATCACACTGACCCATGTTGTCAAGCACAGTCATGTGTTCACGAGACTTCTTAACATCTGGGCCTTCGCCCTCACCAAACACACTGATGCTTTTGTCTGAATCACTCAACACAGCGTCAATAAAATACTGCGCTACTCTGTTTTCCGTAAAATGCATAACTACTACTCCTCACCAAATGAATCACGACACTTGTCGCACATATACGCTCCCGTCTTGTTACCAACGAGAACCTCCCTCGTACTGGCATCCTCACTATCAAAGATGTCCTGTACAAATCTGTCAGTACAAAGATACCAACCCCATGAATCTGTGTCAACTAAACGACTGTGCACACTCTTGCACAACAGACACGTAGCCGACACTTTAGTTTTGCTGAACAGATCCACTACTTCTCCCATAGTACTTCTCCATTAGTTCTTCCACGTTATCGTACCAACACGACACACAGATACAGTCACCGTTGTCCTCTTGGTACACATCCTGCTCACTGCGAAACCACTCATCGCACACAACACACTCAAAGACCATAGACATCAGAACATCTCCTCCGCTATCTCTAGCATCATCTCAATCTCATCAGGACTACTCCACTCGTCAGGGTACGGTGACATGTCCTGTGCTGTTCGTATCAACTCCATCATCTCAGGTGGATAGATAGGGCTGTGTCTGCAGGTAAGTAGTGGTGGCTCGAAACCAAACGCACCACACCCATGCTTAACAAACAACTGAACAGCCTCCTTGTATGACGCTCCCTCCACATCATGAAGCTCGTCATGATCCCACGGTTCACCACAATGTCTGCAATGAATATCCATTGTTATTCCTCCTATGAATTAACACGACCATCAGGTTCGATGCATAACCACATACCACACCACTTAACAACAACAGCAGGATCACACACCATCGGTTCAACCGTACGCCTAAACGTACGATACGACATACCTTGATCAGACTGTTTCCACTTCCGCAACAAAGCCTGCTGCTGATTCTTAGTCAATGCAATCATCGCCCCACTTCTCCTCATCAATGATGTCGATTAGATCCATACGAAGATCAGCAAGCGTACTGAATATCTCAGGATACCTGTCGAACGCTCGCGGATTTATAGTTAACACTGACGACATTGCATCAACAGCAACACGCAATGCATCCAGCTTTTTCTGTGTATTTTCCATCAGTCAAACCTCCCAACACGTTGATTACCTACGCTGTCCTTGATGCCGAATATCGAATAAGGATACGCCCACATCGTCCACCCGTTGAAGTCAACACGAGCATACGGCTCCATCTTTTCATGCTCATTGTGGTACACACCATCATCGTCGATGTCACCCTTCCAATGGTCACTGAATCCGCCCCATTGATACAAGCTGTTCATCTCATCAGCTACTGTACTAATACCGCCACCTTCGAACCTTGCCGCTACAACACCACGAGCAAAGAACTCAGGGACGATGCCCAACCACTCACGATCTGCACGATCGTCGAAATATTGAATCATCATAATATTAACTCCAGTTAATTGCAGGACATAGCATGACGACTACCACCACACACCACACTTCACCACACTATGTACCTATTATCTCCTAAATGAGAATCATTGTCAAATAGGATTTCAGGTATAAAAAAACCGCTCTTTCGAGCGGCTGAGGTGTCACGTCTGAGCGGTTTACTTAGGTAAAATTTCGAACGGTTTACCTGAGGCTGATCTCCAGACCCATCCGGTAATTGGGTCGCGTTTTACCCATATTTCGCGATTGCCTAATGTTTTGCGAGTCCTCTTTGTGATGTTGTGCGCGAGCGCGCGTTGAATAAGGTCGCCAATAGTGACGACCTCGCGAGTTGAGATTTCAGAATATTGAACGTTCATTTTAGAGTACCTCCGCAACGAGTGCTTTTATTTCGTCATTCGTGTAGCCATTGTCGTGCGCTTTCTGGACGAATTCGCTCAGTAGGTGACGTAGTGCTGGTGCATCGCTCGCGAGTGGCTCCGATGTTGATTCAGTCTCTGCTGTTGGTTCCGACTGGTCAGCCGTCTCAGTCTCTGCTGTTTTTGGTGCGAGTTTCTCGTATAGCTCAGTGAGTCCGCTGGATTCTTTCGCCATCGCCTTGACTAGTTTTTGGCCGTCAGCTGGTGACTTGAGGTCGTGCCAGTCGTTCAGCTTTTTATCTGTCGCAGTCCATGTCTTAGCAATGCGACGTGCACGGCTTAGCATTGGTGGAATGGATTCAGGCTTTTTACCGCCAGCGATTAGTCCTCCTTCGTAACCGCCAATGAACTCTGCGATATCCTCGCGAGTCTTGACGTTCGTCAGTCCCTTAATCATTGCCGCCATGGGCTTAAGATCTGCCTCAAGCTGTGCCTTTGCTACTGCGGCTCCTGCGCCTCTATTGTCAATGTTAGTCATGATATTAACTCCAGTTAATTATGCCGCGCGGTATTGCGTCGACAGGTAAATATTACTAAATCCCCTAGTTAGTGTCAAATTAACTCCAGTTAATTCTAGTGCTATGAAGTACCTTCACAGACTCACGCACTAGCACATCACAGACCCCACGTCAACAGGGCAAATACCGTGCCAATAGCAAGATCCATGCCAAAAACTACACCGGGGGGCCGTATACTATACTGTGTAACGTAGTAGTAGCTGCTTAGACACAAAAAAGAGCAAAATTGAAAGACGTTATTACTAGTACTTTTAGTTATATATCAATAATTTACTATAATCCTAGGACATAAGACTAATCTGCACTGTAAAATCACAGAATCTGCACTGTAAATACAATGTTTTTTCCCTACAGGGGTTGACAAATGCTAAAAAGTATGCTATAATATACGTATATATAGAACTATAACGGAAAGTACGATGCATTAGGACTTAGTACTTATGCATATTACCTACAAGTATAGATAACAAACCCAAAAGCAATCTAGGTAGAGTCTATACAGTAGCACTCGCCAGAGGAAGCGAATGGAAAACAAAAAAAATCCTGTTGGTAGACCTAAAAGAAGTTCTGTTTCTAGTAAGACAAAGGGTAACAGAAAGTCTGTTGGTCGTCCTAAAGGCGATGCAGCAATAATAAACGAGTATAAGGCAAGGATGTTAAACTCGCCTCGCTCTCGCGCCGTAATGGATGCGATATTTGATGCAGCATTAGACCCAGAACATAAGAATCAATCAGCAGCGTGGAAGCTAGTTATGGATCGTATTCTTCCTGTTGCTGCATTTGAAAAGGATATTGTCAAAGATGGCGGTCGCAGTGCTATACAAATCAATATTAGTGGTGTTGGTGCTGTTGACGTGGGCGGTTCTGAAACAATCGAAGGAGAAATAGTAGATGAATCTTAAACATTTTGATCCTTCAGAGTTTAACTGTCAAGTCACTGGACATAATAACATGGAAAGGGACTTCCTTGAAAAGCTAGACAACTTAAGAGAGGCATGCGGGTTTCCTTTCGTAATCACCAGCGGGTATCGACACCCGACTGAGCATCCGATAGAGGCTAAGAAAGACGTACCCGGAACACATGCCCAAGGCATCGCGGCGGATATAAAAATAACAAACGCCGTGTTTCGCCTTAAAATTGTAAAGGAGGCTCTTGAGCTAGGATTTACAGGTATAGGTATTGCTGATGACTTTGTCCACGTTGACACCCGTGGAACAACACCTGTTATGTGGACATACTAATATGAAGTTTTCTCACGGTGATGCACTAACAGCAGGCTCTAGCAACACAATCCTAGACGTACCTGCTGGCTACGACGCTATTGTTACGTACTTGTTTATCTCTAACACTACAGGCAGCAGTAAAAGCATTGATGCTCGTTGGGTTCACAACGGTGTAAACATTGATTTCTTGTCAGGCAAAAACGTTGGCTCAAAAGAATTTCTAGAGTTTGGTGGACAGTTTGGTGAGTTCCTTGTAGCAAAAGAAGGAGACACGTTAAGCCTTACTCCAGAAGCTGGCTCTACGTTTGTTAGTATTATTTCTTTTGAATTAGTACCAGCAACACCAAGGTTAAACTTTTAATGGATCTAAACATTGAGTTACTGCCTTGGCAACAACAAGTCTGGGCAGACGACACAAGATTTAAAATAGTAGCTGCTGGGCGACGTACAGGTAAGTCTAGATTAGCAGCGTGGATGTTAATAGTAAACGCACTACAGGCGGACAGAGGACATGTATTTTACGTCGCACCTACTCAGGGACAAGCCAGAGACATTATGTGGCAAACCTTGTTGGAACTTGGGCACCCTGTTATTAGCGGTAGTCACATTAATAATTTGCAAATTAAGCTTGTCAACGGTGCTACCATTAGCCTAAAAGGTGCCGATAGACCAGAGACAATGCGAGGTGTCAGCCTTAAGTTCTTAGTAATGGACGAATACGCGGACATGAAGCCAGAGGTATTTGAGCAGATCCTGAGACCTGCTTTGGCTGACCAAAAAGGATGTGCAATGTTCATAGGGACGCCTATGGGCAGAAATCATTTTTACGAGTTGTACAAATATGCGGAGCTAGATGATGATCCTACGTACAAAGCGTGGCACTTTACTTCTTATGACAATCCATTATTGGACCCGGACGAAATTGATATTGCTAAAAGGTCTATGTCTTCTTATGCGTTTCGTCAAGAATTTATGGCTTCGTTTGAAGCCCGTGGTTCAGAGATGTTTAAGGAAGACTGGGTACGCTTTAGTGAGGATAAGCCGGAAATAGGAGATTATTACATTGCCGTTGACTTGGCAGGCTTTGAAGAAGTCAACAAGAAGAAGACTAAGAATTCCAAGCTTGACGACACAGCGATCGCCGTGGTTAAGGTCAATGAGCATGGTTGGTATGTTGACAATATTATATACGGTCGATGGTCACTTGACGAGACAGCACTTAAAATATTTCAGGCCGTTAGAGATTACCGTCCCGTATCGGTTGGAATCGAAAGAGGTATTGCTAAACAAGCAGTAATGTCTCCTTTGATGGACATGCAAAAACGCTACGGCATGTTCTTTAGAGTAGAAGAGTTGACCCACGGCAACAAGAAGAAAACAGATCGTATTATGTGGGCATTGCAAGGACGATTTGAAAACGGATACATAACCTTAAACAAAGGAGAATGGAACAGTAGATTCCTTGATCAGCTGTTTCAGTTTCCTGATCCATTAACACACGATGACTTAGTAGATGCGTTAGCTTATATTGATCAATTAGCCAATGTAGCGTACAACTACGATTACGAAATTGAAGACCATCAAATACTAGATGTGGTAGCAGGATACTAATATGGCAGAATTATACGATAAAGACGCGCTTGTAATGCAAGAAAATCTTGAAGACTGGGTCATTAACAAATGCGAGGATTGGAGAGATTATTACGAAAGCAATTATGAAAGTAGATTTGAAGAGTACTATAGACTATGGCGTGGTATTTGGGACCCTGCTGACTCTGAGCGTAGGAGTGAGCGTTCCCGTATTATTTCTCCTGCACTTCAACAAGCAGTTGAGTCTAATGTAGCGGAACTAGAAGAAGCTACGTTTGGACGTGGCAAATGGTTTGACGTTAGTGACAACTTTGGTGACACCAACAAGCAAGACGTACAGTTCCTTAGGAATAAACTAACAGAAGATTTTGAAGACTGCATGTTACGCAAAACGGTTGCAGAATGTCTTATCAACGCTGCAGTATTTGGTACAGGCATTGGTGAAATTGTTATCGAAGAAATGAAAGAGATGGCTCCTGCTACTCAACCCATTATGGGAGGAGATTTGCAAGCAGTAGGAGTAAACATTACTGACCGTGTCAAAGTAAAACTTAAACCTGTACTACCACAAAACTTTTTAATTGATCCTGTAGCTACGTCTGTAGAAGATGCACTGGGTGTTGCGGTAGATGAATTTGTTAGCAAACACCAAGTAGAACTATTGCAAGAACAAGGTGTCTATCGTGATGTATTTGTTGGTCCTGCTGCTCCTGACACTGACTTAGAGCCTGACCAAGACATTACTATTTACAACGACGACAAAGTGCGTTTGACTAAGTACTACGGTTTAGTACCACGAGAGCTTCTAGATGCCGCCACAGGCGACGATGAAGATGAAGTGGTAGGTGAGGACGACTCTGAGTCACGTTACGTAGAAGCCGTTGTAGTGGTTGCTAACGGGGGTATCCTTCTTAAGGCAGAAGCTAACCCTTACATGATGGGTGATCGTCCTGTTGTTGCTTTTCCTTGGGACGTAGTACCCGGACGTTTTTGGGGGCGTGGAGTCTGCGAAAAAGGCTACAACTCTCAGAAAGCATTGGATACAGAGCTACGTGCTCGTATTGATGCATTAAGCCTTACAATCCATCCAATGATGGCAGTTGACGCAACTAGGCTACCTCGTGGTGCAAAACCAGAAGTACGCCCCGGCAAACTAATTCTAACTAGCGGAGATCCTCGTGAAGTACTCCAGCCTTTCAACTTTGGTCAAGTCAATCAAATTACTTTTGCTCAAGCCGGAGCATTGCAGCAAATGGTACAGCAAGCAACGGGAGCAGTGGACTCAGCAGGAATTGCAGGTCAGGTTAACGGCGAGGCTACTGCCGCTGGTATTAGTATGTCTCTTGGCGCTATTATTAAACGCCACAAGCGTACACTAATTAACTTCCAGCAGTCGTTCTTAATTCCGTTTGTTAAGAAAGCTGCTTATCGGTACATG